GAACTCCACATGCAAAGGATGATCCGATGGATGAGCTGAACGAGATGCAGAACACCGTGCACGAATACCGGAAGGCGCTCGACGCCTTCGCGCGCCGCACTGGCGCGGCCACCCAGACCGTCGAGGTTCGCGGCAGCGGCGAGGAGCGCGAGAAGATCGCGCGCATGGACGCCGATCTCTCGGCGATCGAAGAGCGCGCACAGCTGCAGTCGCTGCACGCGCGCCTCGCGAAGCTTGAGTCGCAGCCGATGTTCGAGTCGCGCGCGCCGAAGGCCGCGCAGCTCGGCGACGCGAACGACCGCGGCAGCGAGGCCTACGCGCAGCGCTGGCTCAACGCGGTGGTGCGCGGCGACAACGCCGAGATGCGCGCGCTCTCGACGAGCACCTCGGGCGCGGCCATTCCGACCGACCTCGAGCGACGCATCATCAACAAGCTGCAGCAGACCAATGTTCTGCGGTCGATGTGCCCGATCTCGACGATCGACTCGAAGCGGACGATCTCGGTTGAGAACGGTCTGCCGACCACCGATCTCGTGGCGGAGGCTGGCGCGATCACGGCGACCGATCCGAGCTTCAGCACCGCGATTTCCGTCGTTCCGTACAAGTATGTGACCGCCGTCAAGATGAGCCAGGAGTTCATCGAGGACGCCATTGGAAACGGCGGCATCGGCAGTGGCCTGCAGTATGTGGCCGACAAGTGCGGCCTCTCGATCGGCCTGAAGCAGGAGGACGCCTACACCACCGGCACGAACAGCTCGCAGCCGGAAGGCATCGCCGGTTCGTCGGCACAGACGAAGCTCTCGGGGGCCTCTCAGGTCACCGACCTCGGCGGCGCCGCTGTGACCACCGTCACGGGCGACAACCTCATCGACACCGTGCATCTGGTGCCGCCGCAGTACCGCAGCTCGCCGCGGTTCTCCTGGCTCATTTCCGACTCCCTCCTGAAGACGGTGCGCAAGATCAAGGTCAACACCACCGACTATGTGTGGAAGGTCGGCAACGAGGGCGGCATCGCGAACGGCGCGCCTGGCACGATCTACGGCGTGCCGTACCGCATCGGCCAGTATGTGCCGACGGCGACCACCAACAACAATGTCTTCGCGGTGGTCGGCGACTTCAACTACTTTGAGATCTTCGACCGCACCGGCATCACCTCGATGATGGACCCGTACTCGGCGGCCGCGAACCACCAGACCACGATGTATGTCTACACGCGCACGGATTCGAAGATCACGCTCGCGAACGCGTTCGCCGCGATCACCTGCTGATTCCTCTTCTTGACCGCCCGCCGGGGGGGAAACCCCCCGGCCGGGTCTTATGGGCATACCGCTCACAACAATCAAGAGCGCTCTCAAGATCGACTTTGATGTCGATGATCGCGAGCTGACACGCCTTCGCGAGGCGGCGCTGTCGCTTTTGGAGCGCAAGACGCGGCTGAAGTTCGAGCCAGCGACGCAGACGCTGCGCCTTGCCAAGTGGCAGGACACGATGTTCCCTGTGGTTCCGTATCTCAGCATGTCGAGCGTGAGCTACACCGACAGCGGCGGCGCGTCGCAGACGATGCCCGCAAGCGACTACTGGGTCGATCTCACCGACGCCGTGCCCGTGCTGCGCTTTCTTCAGCAGCCCGCCTTGGACGAGGGCACGATGATTTTGGTGACCTACACGGCTGGCTACGCCGATCTTCCGGCCGATATGACGCATGCCGTCATCTCGCTTGTAGGCCACTGGTACAACAACCCGGAGGCGTCATCCCCAGTCGCGCTGCAGACGGTGCCGATGGGTCTTGAATACCTCATCGCGCACCTTTCGACTGCGAGCCCGATCCGATGATTTCCGCAGGCCGACTTAAGTGGCTTGCGACCGTGCAGACGCCGTCGGCGTCTCAGGATGCGCTTGGCATGCGCGTAGATACTTGGACGGATGGCGCAACCTTCCGGTGCGACCTCCGGAATGACGCAAGCTCCGAGCAGACCTATGTGGACGGCGTCGCGGTTGTGAAGCAGTACGAGGTGCGCGCGCGTTGGCAAGCCGTGGAGGGCGCTGGGCTGACCGAAGTTGACCGCCTGACCGTGCGCGGCAAGACGCTGCGCATAAACGCCATCCGCAACCTTGACGAAGCCGACCGAGTCGCGGTGATCGACTGCACGGAGGTCGTATGAGCCTTGAAAGCGCTGCGCGCGCCATGCTCACCGCGGGTAGCACCATCAATCTGGTGCCAGACGCGCGGATCACGCACGGCTATCGGCTGCAGGACACGGCGCTGCCCGCGATCACCTTTGAGCTGCAGCAGACAGAGGTCTTGTCGATTGGCGGCTCGCCGCTTCGCGGAGCGCAGCTTGAAGTGGCGGCAATCGCCGATACCACCGTCGACGCGCTTGCAATCGGTGCGCAAGTGCGAGCGGCTTGCGTTGCGGGAACATTCGACAGCATTGTGTTCAACGCGGTTCAGGAAATCGGTTTCAGCGTGCAGCCAGCGGTTGTGGGCGACGGCGACGAGGCCGAGCCCGCCGTATACACGCTCAACTTCCAACTGACCTATATGGAGTAACTAGATGGCTCTCTCAACCAAGGTTTCTTCGCTGACCTGGAGCGGCCTCACCGTTTCCGCATGCAACTCGTTCAGTTTCAGCAACAATCGCGAAACGCTCGATGTCACCGAGATCGGCACCGATCGCCGCAGTTTCATTTCCGGAATTCAGACCGCCACGGCGTCTGCGGAGGTGTTTTACGACCAGGCCGACACCAGCACTGCATCGCTTGAAGCTGCGATCGGCACCGGATCATCCGCCACGCTGGTGGTTACGCTGACTACGGGTCAGACCTACACAGCAACCGCATTCCTCACGCGTTTTGAGATCACCGGGCAGGCCGGTGATCTTGTGCGCGCGAGCTGCGACTTTCAGATCACCGGAGCGGTCACGATCGCATGAGAAGCATCCGCGACGCCCTTTCCCTGCATGATCATCGCGCCGAGCTGTGCGGCGCGGTGGTCACGCTTCGTCGCCCAAGTGCGCTCGACCTCATCGAAGCGCTCGAAGTCTCGGCGAACCACCCGACGAAGCTGCACGCGTGGTTCGTCTGGCGGCACCTGGTCGAGGACGGCGTCCCGGTGTTCGCAACTATTGACGAGGCGCTCGCCGCCGACGCGCACACCGTGACTGCGATTGCCAGGGAAGTCGAGCGGCTGTACGCCGAAGGCCGGGACTAGGTCAAGCCGCGCGCGGGGTGCTCCGCGCGGCGCTGAAGTTCGTGAGCACCGACCTAGGCGGCATTTCTGTCGCACTGGTGAACGCTGAGCTTGAAATCCCCGACTGGGAGCACATCCGTGCCGCGATTTCTCAGGCGAAGCGAGCGCATCGGCAGAACCCCGGTTGGAACGGGATACACCGCGCAATTCCAGTTCGACCCGGCTGACATCAAGGCCGTGATCGACGCCATGCAGCGGTGGCCGGAGGAAATCCGGCAACGGATCGTTCGCAAGGGCTTGAAGACCTGGGGAAAAGGCGTCGTTGCCACGGCTCGTCGGCATGCATACAGCAGGGCCAGGCGCACCAAGGCCAACATCATCCAGGTCACGCGCAAGTACAAAACCGGCGTCATCTGGTCGGCAATCGGCGTCGCGACCGGCGCGGCGAAGCCTGGGCAGCGAATCGAGGGCCGCTACGGCGACCAGTTGCCCGGATGGCGCAGCCATTTCTACGAGGTCGGATGGACGCCCTATTCGGCCCGCAGCGGCGACGCAGCGCTGCGCAAGGGCAAAGGCCGACGATGGCGCAAGGGGCTGCGGAAGCGCCTTACACGCGCACCTAGGCGCTACCAGACGCAGTTCATGGCAAAGGCCTATACCGCGAATGTTGCGCGCTTGAGCCCGGCAATCGAGGCAGCGCTCGCCGAATGGGTGAAGCGCACGAACCGCATGGAGGGTGGCAACCGTGGCTAAGGTCCCGAACATCAAGGTGCCTGTGACAGTCGATGCCTCCGGCGTCGATGGGCAGCTGCGCAGGGTTGAGCGCAAGTTCAAAGACAGCCAGCAGCGCCTATCGAAGGCGCGCGCGGCCGCGACGCCAGCATTCGGGGCGCTCGGCGGCGGCGCTCTTGGGGGAATCGCCGGAGGCATCGGGCAACTGGGATTCGGAGGCGCTGCAGCTGGCGCCGGGCTGCTCGCGGCGTCGGCGCCGCTGCTCGTCGCAAACCGAGTCATTGAAGCCTTCGCAACGGCGACGAAAGGCAGCACCGAGGCGCTGCAGCAGTTCCGAGATACCGGAGTCAATGCCACAGGCATCAATTCTGCGCTGTTGGAAACGCTTGCAGCCATGGAAGCGCGCGCGCAAAAGGTTGCGAGCGGCCCGACGCTTACTCAGGCGTTTCTCGGCGGCGCTGGCACAGATTCAAACCTGCTGCTCGAGGGCGCGTCGCTTCTCAAAGATGGCGCGCTCGGCCTTTCGGCAGCGGTTGGAGCGATCACCAGCGGAAAGACATTCCAAGAGGCATTCCTGGCCGCGCAGTTGCCCACTGCGGGAGAAAGCCGCGGCGAACAGCTGAAACTTGAGATGGAACAACTTGCGGCAACCCGTAGACCGCAGGATTCTGCCCTGTTCACGATCGGCGCCTATGGCGGGCTTGGTCCGGTGTTTCAGCTCTACACGCAACTGACGAGGGCTCTGACTTGAGCACCACAACCACCAATTTCATTTGGTACGAACTGGAACCAATTCAGACCACGCAGCCGACGCTCGACCGTCCCGG